GCTGGAGCCAACCTAGAGTTGACCCCCGGGGCATTTAAACGCCGATGGAGCGAGAGACCACGGACTCATTTTACAACAGCCCACCCTTGATGGGCGGCCGTAAGCTTAAAGCTGTAGTTTCTTGAGCCGGGACACCGTTTATCCGAGGTAGGAATCGGATTGAAAACAACATGATGAATGATGATGGAATGGAGAAACAATTTTCTTATCAGACAGTGACAGAATTTACACGCATAAACTCAGGAAGTGTATTTTTGGCATCTATATCTTAACACTAATGAATCCCGTAACAAAAGAGAATTTATTTGTACAAGAAGGTACTTTACCCCCAATACCATTGGAAGGTGATACTCCTACTATAACGCCCTTGACGCCACTCTACAAGAACACCCCACTACTATCATTTACATCCATTTTGCAGGTTCCAACGTTTGTTGAGCTGTTACCATTTGATGTATCGACTGAGGCTACTACCTCTTATAATATTACCCCTACGACCCTTGCAAAATTTATTTTCCCGCCAATAACAGATTATTATGCTGGTATTAGAGCAGATGTTGTCTACGAGTTTCGTATGCAGTCTCATTTCCAGCAAGTTGGCGCTTTACTGGCAGTTTATTATGCAGTGCCAGATGACAATACAGACACATGTGGAGGAATGATCCTCGATGGCGTGGATCCAATGTATGCATATGAACAACCTTGCAAGATTATCCCTTTCGGTTCTGAGTCAAATTATGTTATGTATCTACCCTGGTCTTACCAGTGGAACTATCAGAACTTTGATATCGAGGATAGAATGGGTGTTCTAAAGCTTCATGTCATGGAGAAGATGAGAATTGCCCTTGGCGTAGTTCCTAAGGCGACTATACAAGTCTGGGTTCGGCTCGCTAATGTTGAGCTGGTCTCTTACCGTAACAAGACATGAGCACTTTTAAAGGCTCACCAATACCTGCACCAACTGAATATTATCAGCCTGATTACCCAATGACTGATTGGTTTAATCAGTCCTCTTACAATCATGCTTTACCAACAGCTGAGGCATTTGGCCCAGGCGAAAGTATTCAGCAGGATTATCCTACGCTTGACTGGTATCAACAGTCTTCACTAACACCTGACGATAATGCTAACGAGGCTATTGAGGACCCCACAGATCATGCTTATCAGGTAGATCCAATGTCCTCCGTAAATGATACCACCGATGCGCCCATTGATGATGATGCAATAGAGGCGCTAGACCCAACAGATCGATTACGTGAAGCCATGTCAGAAATATTATCAACACCAAACCAACCGCAAACTGCTAGAGATTGGAACAACAATCTCACTATTATCGATGATGATGCAGACCCCCCCGCTTATAGCGAGAAAGAAGGCATCTCTTCGGACCTGGCGGCAGAAGCTGAGACAGCTGAAGCCGCTGGGGTTGAAACAGCTGGTGCTGGTGCGGTCGAGATGGCAGGCCCGTTTGCCGCTGCATGGGCAGTCGGTAAGGCAATTGGTGGAACAATTACTGACGTTGAGACACAAAGCTCCCAGAACGCTTTAACACAACAGACCTTGCTGAATAGGCAGGTTCCCTTTATGGCTGGTGCAGAAACCGTGAATAATGTTGCTGCATGGAATCAGAATCAAATTCAAAATACCAAGCTAGCTGGAGATGTTGGATCGAATTTTGGCATCTTGGGCCAGGTTATTGGTCATGCAATTGGCTCCTTATCAGAACAACAGATCCCACAGTCTTTATTGAATACTGCCTGGTCTGCCCAGGGTAAAATTGACCCATTAAGTGATAATGTGAATGTGACTAATACTTCTGCTTCCATTAGCCCAAATGAAATGACTAATGGTGAGCAGACGTCCGAAACATCTAATGCAATTGATACGACCCCAGTATGAGTACCCAACCTACAAGTTTAATTCAACAGACCGAACCAGCTCCTCAGACAATTCAAGGAGTGATCACAACCTATGCAAATCCACTGATTCAGAATCCTAGTGCAAGACCATCCTCATTAGTTGAAATCTTAAGTCGCAACCATCTCATGGCTATCTTGATGCTTGATACTGCAGAGACTGTTAATATTTATGATGGTCCAATTCCCTTTAAGATTGGCCAACAGACCTGCTTTTACGAGGCTCTATTGAATATGGGAATGTATATAACAACTGGCCTAACTATGACCTTTTGGCTTAATGCTCCCGAGCCGGTTACTGGAAAATTTTTGATGGAGTTTTCTCCTGATGATGAAGGTAACTTTGGTACTAAGAACCAGAGCAATAAAATTGAGTGGGATGTTGGCTCTATGAAGATGCTTTCAATTCCAATGACATCTACAAATCAAGCGAGAAAGAAAGTATGTGGTGGCTACCGCACCCGTGGCAATACCAATGGGCCTGATTTCTATGCCCCTGGTTTTCGCTATGCTGATAATATGCTTAATTTGGGTAAATTATCAATTAGTATTAAGTCGCCTATTCAGGCAGGCTCCCTATTTCCTGACCAGTTTGCACTTTATATATTTGCTTCATTTATTGATCCACAATTATCAACTATCAGATCTTACCGTACAGCTGCTCACTCTGCCAGTGGTAACACTCTAATAACGTATGTCACTGACTAATCCTTATGTTGAAACTGTCATTGAGATTGAGCCGGATGCTATTGAGCATGGCGTTAATATTATATCCACTGTATTAGCATGTTTTGCATTATCAGGCTGGGCCTTCGCTAGCCTTCGTCGTTTTGTACGCTGGCCAAAAGTGAGGTTCCAAAAGAAAGAACCACAATGAGTATTGAACCAACTAAATTACCGATACCTGGTGCACCTATAGCCCCTTTTAGTGGCATACGTGCTTTTGATGACCCTGAGCTATTTGATATTGAAAGTATAACTAGACGTTGGCAGCCAACCGGCTATCGAGTTATTGTTAAGATGCCTTATGTATCAGATGATTATAACCCCATGTTTGGTATTGTAGTGAACCCTTATCTACCTTGCCAGAGTACTTCTAATTCTAAATACTATTCGCCTATATATCCATTACCTAATACATCTACTGGTTTAGTTACTGAGAATACTGAAGATATTCCTATTCAGATAGTTCGTTATGACTTGCCTCCACCTCTATCAATGTTATCTACTGCATTTAAGTTTTGGTCTGGCTCGCTCAAATATCGACTGCGAGTGGTTTCTGGTGCCTTTTCCCAAGGTTACATTGTCGCCGGTGTAAAGAAGGGAATTCAGCCAACTTATCTTTGGCCAGGTGCTACACTAGACCATGGAACATTGCAAGATTGTTGGAGACAGTCCACTAGTATTGATAATAGTTATAGTGATTTCATGATAAATAGTTATACAATGTCTGATCTTGCCCTTTATCGGCATCTTGAGATTGAAGTTCCATACACACTTGCCACTCCACTGTTTGATCAATCTAACTTTTTAGCAAACCTCTCAACTACTACGCGAATCCAGCCCTATCTTATTCCATTGGATATGATAATTGTTGGTGCTCGTGGTACAATGACCCCAACAACTGGGACAACTGAGTTAGTTATTGAGGTTGAATATTGTGGTGGTGATGATTTTACCCTAATGCAAGAGTTAAATTTAGATTTTGCCACTTGGAATACTGGTTTTGGATCCTCTGATATTTTGACCTATCCCCAAAAACATGTAGCGCGTAAGAAAGATGATAAGAAGAAAGAGGTGACTACGAAACCACCTCCTGTTGCTGTTTAGAAATTGTTTTGAAGCTAGCGCCCCCTGACTTTCTATGGACTATGATTTGGATTATATGTATAATTTTAAGCTGTTTTGTTTTGAGGTGTAATCTCGGGTATCCTGTAGGGGCGGTGCACGTTAGATCTGGGATGCAAACCCTGGAATCGACCGCTGTACTATACCTTGCAGGACCTCTGAACTACATATTGTCTCGCTTGTTATGAGCGCCTCTTGCCAATATTAGTCTACTGTGGTGGTCCCACATAGATTATAGCGGGGTGCAGGCATACCCTTGTGGTAGGGGAGACCGTGTCGGAACGTACCATGGTATGTAGGTTTCAGTTAATCGCAAATGGACAAGTTTATAAATATTATTGACGAAGAGAGTTATCAGATTGCATTGGAGGGAGATGACAGTTTGCTGACTGTGATGGCAATCCAAGATATTGTTGAGGAGAAGATCTATGAGATGGTTGGTGGCAGAAAGTTAAGCCATTGGCTACAGCTTCCACGGCCTGTCATCGATACTTCTGTTAAGCAGTTAGCAGCTGTGGCAGAAAGAATGTGGAATAGGCCTGCGTTCCGTAAAGCCATTTCCCAGGTAATTGAGGGAATTCTGGCTGGCGGAGAGTCATGTCCCGATTTCTATGGTGACTACGAAGAAGAGTTAATCTCAATCCATGGACAGATTAGGCATTTCATGGAGGCACATCATGTTTCGGATAATCTGTGCCTCTTTGTTCCAAGGATTGCTCTTCCAAGTTTCTTCGTTGAACGAGAAGAAGTTGAGCTTAGTGTGAACATCAGTACAGGGGTGATCCCTAGTTTATTGTCATCGGAAGATGACGAATCAGAGTCGGAGGAAGCACCAGCTATAGTTGTTGACATGAAAACCCTTGAAGAGAGCAGACCTCCACCCAATATTTCTGTGAGGAGGAAGGAGAGAAAGAATAAGAAACCAAAGAATTCTAACTATAGGCCTGTTGTAAATCATATTCCTTATTGGTTTAGTGAGAATGAGAGACGTGTTGCTGAGAATTTGAAGAATCAGGATCAATATAGTAAGGATCTTTATAACCGTTATTCTAAGAGTGCTATTAATTATGCACAGTTAAGTAAACTATACCTTGATATTAATGACACTGGTTTGGAGAAAGATGACATCCTCCAGATGTTTGAGAGAATGCAAAACAATGATAGAGGCCACCGAATACATACCACCTTTAAAAGGGGAATTAATAATGATCATCCCTCTGAAGTTTACTCCTACAATTGTGGTAGAGATTTTCATATTACACCAGAAGTGATTAATGAGACAAAGAACGACGTCTCAACATTGATATCTATCTTTTCAATGTATGTGGTTCAGACCGGTCGCTATACTACGGCATATACTAAGTTACTTAAGTTTATTCGTAGTCATGATGTTGATTTAACTGCTAGTTATTTTGTTTTACATAATATTAATGAAGCCGGGTATGCTGATGTTGATCATACTCTCTTTCGTAGTATCTATCGTGGGGCAGCGCGAGAGGTCCCACTTAAGGATATAACGAAATTGATAGATATGCGGAATGTTTTAACAACAAAGTTTAATGGAGCGGATTACCCCTATGCACAGGTTAGGCAGGAACCAATTATTGACGATATGTTATTGTTGGATTCGCATGAGGTGAATATTCAGAATGAGTTGAGAGCTTTGTGTCAAATGAAAAGATTGCCCAAGAATGTTCCCTTAACGCATTTAATTGCAAGAAAGGAGTATTTATCAACTTGTTATATTGCAACTGCCGATGCTCCAAGTAGTTCCTCGGATAGTGGAGCCTCAAGTAGTTCAGCTGATACCATTTATCAGGACCCTCTTTTACCTGAGATTCCAGTGAGGACAGCTGAGATGAGCTGGTTTGAAAAGATAACAACCCTGCCAGAGCGCGTTTATAATAAGTTAATAGCTAGTTTTAGTGATATAGGCACAAAGTTAGGTTTTGCTATGATGCGAGGTGCTTTGGAGGCTGTACAAGCCTTTTTAATAGGAATTAAGGAGTATATAATACAAATATTACATATGGCATGGCGTTATATTAAGCCATGCGTGGATGCCTTAAAGTCAGGATTAAAGAAGCTAGGAGTTTTTGCAGTGAATATGAAGGACGAGTATGAGGCTCATCTAATGGTAGCAATTTTAATGTTGTGTGTGTATTTGTGCGACAAGCCCCTTGTTAGAGCGTGCTTGATTGGAGTTATACTGTATGCCACTAACACCTGGACTATTGTTAAGGATGTTATTACAACCTGGTATGCAGATGATGCAACATTGGAGGAGCATGAATATCAGGCTACGAGCTGTGGGGAGATTTTGGCCTGTCTGACTGGTGACTGGAGTATTGTTCTTACCACTATAATATGTGCCCTGCTGGTTGGAGTTTGTGGAGTATCAGCTAAGGCTATATCCCGTGGGGACATTGCACAGATGTGTACCAATTCCTTTAGGAATGTCTCCTTTGTGGGAATGGGCCTTGCCGCTATCCCAAAGATATACCAATGTATTTCCACGGCATTAACTTCAATTGTCAACTACGTGAAGAAGAAGTTTGGTTGCGAGATACCAGATGATAGTAGGCAAAGAAACATTGAGAGAGCTGTGGCATTTGCCATTTATGTAAACTCCATAGATGATGAGCTGAGTCTGAGAACAGTTAGGACTGATAAGGCCGTGCAAGAGGAGATTATTGGAATGCGGAAGACATGGATCTGGCTTCAAGCATATGTTGTATCGGATGAGTTTAGAGCACGGGAGATTAATCCAAACGTTGCTATAACCCTGCGTTCAGCCATAACTAATTATAAGAAATTGCTGAATTATGTAACTAGATTGTCAAGCCAGGCAGGTTTTCGTTATACCACCTTCCATTTACAACTGGTTGGTGAAGCAGGTGTTGGTAAAAGCACGTTGATATCCAAAATCGTCTCCGATATTCAGAAGAAGTACTATCCCGAAATTGACCCTAAGGATCTGACATGGGCTCGTACTGATAAGGAGTACTTTGATGGCTATTGCAATCAGAGAATAACTCTTGCGGATGATATGTGGACAATCAATGACGCTAAAATGTACGCTGAGTCAATACACCTTATTAATAACACACCAACCCCCTTACCAATGGCAGCATTGGAAGATAAACATATATTCTTCAATAGTGATTTTATGATATCTACTGTTAATAATGCCTATCCCGATATTAAGGACGTTCTATGTAAAACCGCTGTTGAGAGGCGCCGCCACCTGCTTGTTAGAGTTAAGTGTGATCCCGAATGTATGGGGCCGGATAATAAGTTTAGTATAGCTTTAGCCAATGAGAAATATAATCTTGGCGGCACTAGTACTAATGGTGTAGTTAATTATGATAAGGAGAAAGTTAACAAAGTGGAGTGGTTGACTTTCGATATCCAAAACCCTATTGGTCGTGCTGGGACAGATAACGTTTACTATGAGCCGGCTGAATTACCATCAGGTCTTAAGATCCCATTGAAGGACTTAACGTATAGTAAGATGATCACCCGTCTGTACTCACGCTACGATACAATGCGCCAGGAGGAGAAACATTCCCTAAATATCCCACCAGCTCGACAGCAAGAGCTCAATGAGGGGCTATTGGCTATAACAAAATTGTTGAAGAACAGTGGTGGCCGCATGCCTCTTCTCGAGGAGATTGACCTTGGCACATTTGCAATGCCTAGGTTTGAAGAAGATGTGCCAACCACATCTGGTGGTTTGTTGCCTGCTGTGCAAGAGGTCATTGGAGTGGTGGCTGAGCCAACAGCCGATAATATTGAGCGAGATCCTGTAACAATGGAACCCCTCCAGCCACTGGATGCTCCCCCCCCTTATGATGATGATATCATGACTAATCCTGATGCTTTTACCAACAATCTCGTGGAGGACGATGGAGAAACGCCAACACCCTTTGCTCAGTTTGTACAGAATAGATGTTCAACCACAGAAAATGTTGCAAATAATATTCAGACCCTGTATGATAATCTTAGGATGCGAGCCAAGCTTTTCGGTGGAATGCGTGTGATGGAGGAGATGATCGTTCCTGCTGAATTTGAATTAAATCGTTTCCCTGATTTACGAGGCCGATCTAGACCTTTCTATGTGCCAGATGCTGGCCTAAATGTTCGGCCAGATCTTAGATCAGCTGTTGGAATGACAGAGGATATTAGTGGTTTGTCTGCATATTTTATGTTCTGTATGACGGAAGATGGCAGAGCTTTTATGGCCAGAGATTACCTGCAGACATTCTATGATAAACATGCTGGGCAATCAGCAGAGGTTTTACTATCATATTCAGAAATCTATAAGCAGTTCCAATTGATCCAGCATCTAACCATAGAGCAACGGGCTCTCTTAGCACGTTTAGCCAGAGTGCAATATCCTCGGATATATGATCGGAGCAATTTGATGAGAAAGATGGTCTGTAAGGCTAAAAATCTTGGCCTGCAGATGGTCGATTTTGTGATTAGAGGGTTTTCCTTTTTCTTAAATAATATTGTTGCCTGTACGTTTGCAATATTGGTTGGCCTATATTTATGTATGGCTATTCTTTTTATAACCTGGGCAATAGTAGAATTGTTCAGAGAGGTGACACCAACATCGCGTGTTTATTTCAAGCAGCCAAAGAGTCACATTGTCGTTACGAGTGCTCCGGTAGTTCAGGTGAGTGATCAGAAAGCAATTGAGGCTAAGAATCTGGTAGCGCGGAATTTAGTACGGATAGATATTCCAGGTCTTGGTGCAAGAAATGGCATTGCGGTTGAGGGGCAGTGTATTATCACAGCTGCCCACGGCTTAGAAGTTTTATTGACTTCCTCGGATTTTAGAGTCAATTTACAGCTAGGCCGGGATCTTAAGAATCCCATTGCCGCAATTGTGAAATCCAGCAATTGTTACCAATATAAACAGACCGACTTACTTATCATGTATTCCCCCCAGTTCCCAATGTTTTCTTCCATCAGAAAGCACTTCTATACTGCACAGAAGCTGAAAGAGATTAGACCATCTGATGTGTGGCTTAAGTATATTGCAGATGATGGCCATTATACCGAGAAGTTCGTGATTAAAGATCTAGTTGATTGTTTTAACTACCAGACAAGATACAGTGAGACGAGTCAGCATACCTTATTGTATGCTGGGAATCCAGGTATTGGTAGTTCAGGTGGTGCCCTTCTAGCCCCAACTAATCATGGAATGGGTAGTATCCTTGGAATCCAATGTGCCCGAAAGTCTGGTACTGGCATTGGCTGTATTGTCACACAGGAGGTTCTTAATGAACTGTTTAAGTATTATGGTGACAAACATATCATTGCTATTCCCCCTGTTAAAACTGTGTGTGAGGTAACATCAACAACGGCAAATCTATTTGATGAGAATGTAAGATTAATAGCCCAAGTGTCATCAAATGAGGTGTTGGGTGTTGTCGGAGACACACAATACCGTAAGACTATGATGTTTGGGGAGTTTACATCGGATAGGGAGCCAGCTGTTCTTAATGCCTTTGACAAGAGAGTAGCTCCTGGAACACATCCAATGCAGCACTCTATAAATAAGTATGCACGGCATTGTATGGAACCGTTACCATCAAAAGTCCTTCGTCGAGCTACTAGAGATATTTACGGCACGCTCCGTGCACATCTCCCCCGACCACCAAAGTTTATGACTATTGAGGAGGTAGTGCAAGGTAACCCGGACCACTCAGGGGTTAACCTAAAGACTTCACCAGGCATTCCTTGGGTTTATAAGACTAGAACGGCTCCAGGTAAGCAAGCTTGGATTAGGAAGGATTTGCTTGGACAGGTTACTGTTGAGCCGGAAATACGAGCGGCTATTGAGCTAGCTAGAAGCAACTTACGAGAAGGGGTTATTCCACCAACCCTAATGTATGAGTTTCCAAAGGATGAGTTACGGCCTGCAGAGAAGGTTTTGCGGGCCCGGTCAATTTCAGTAAATGATATGGCATTATCCATTCTTGGGAATCAGTATATCCTGGATTTGACAAATATGATACATGATTTGGCCAGAAAAGGAGTTATTCCCTTTACTGTGGGAATCGATCCCAATTCCATCACCTGGCTTAAGATGTACAACAGAATGCGACGTTATGAGAATCGGTGTTCTGACGCTGATATCAACAATTGGGATGGTCATGCAACACCACAACTAATAAATGCTGCTATGAAGATCCTAATAAAGTTGATGAGATTGAACAAAGAGTTTGATCGAAAAGATGAAGTACTACTTCGGGGCCTGACGCTCCAAATGGTCTTTGCCTATGTGCAAATACTAGATGTAGTTATTCATACCATGAGAGGAATGAAGTCTGGGTGGTTTAAGACTGCTGAGATTAACACTTTAGCTCACTGGCTTCTATTCCTCACAATATATTATATGGTTACTGCAGATACCAAATTCTGCTTATATACTGCTTTCTTACAATATGTAGTACTTTATGTTTATGGCGACGATATAATGTTCGCCTTATCACCAGATTTACCATTGACGCCTAGTGATATTTACAATCAATACATTAAGTATGGGTGGCCCGTATCAGCCGCCGATAAGATTAGTAGTTTTACAGAGTTTAAGAATGTGCATAATGTGCAGTTTCTAAAGCGACGTTTTGTCCCCGATTACCGACTTGGGGACCAGTGGGTGCATGCCCAGATAGAGGAGAGTGTGATTTATGATCTCATTTGCTGGCAAAGAACACAAGCCAATGACGTTGAGCAACTTTACACAAACCTAAATGAGGCATGCTGCTTTATGTTTCCTTATGGCGCGGCAAAATATAGTGAATTTGTCGACCGCGTCAATAAGGTCCTGAAGCTGCATTATTATGGTATTATTACCTTACCCTATAGAGATATAAGGTCGATCTTATATCGACGATACTTAGATGTAGAGTAATATGCTATTTACTTAAGACCCAAAATATAAAAACCAAAAAAAATTTTTATGTGCAAAACCCTTGACATGGTACGCAAACTGTCAATCATTTGGCGAATTTCGCCATGTAGCCCTGAATTATAGCTCGGAGATACCTAGACTGGGTGCTTTTATAGCGCAATTTAGTTGCCCATTGCCTAGAGGTGCCAGGGCTACACCATTAA